TGCGGAAACTGGTTTAGTACTCGAGTTTAATCGCGGTAGTACTCCCCCTGGTAAAATACCGCCAAACCAGATTCCCACCGGTCTAGATAGAATTGCACAAAAAGCTGCTGCTAACATAAAACAAATTAGTGGTATAAGTGATGCAATGTTAGGTACTGATGGGGCGGAAGTATCTGGAATTGCTATTCAACAAAAACAAACTCGTGGCGCTCTAATGATACAAGTGCCATTAGATAATTTACGAAAGACTCGTCAGTATTTAGCAGAAAGAATTCTTAATTTAATACAAACTTATTATACAGAAGAAAGAGTTATACAAATTACTGATGAAAATAATCCAATGAAACCAAAACAACCTATGGTTGTTAATCAAGTAACACCAGAAGGTCAGATTATTAATAATCTAACTCTAGGTGAATATGATGTGGTTATAGGAGATGCTCCTTCAAGAGACACATTTGAAGAAACACAATTTGCTGAGTCTATAGAACTTAGAAAAGTTGGAGTGCCAATTCCAAATGATTTAATTGTTGAGTATTCACATTTAGCGCGTAAAGGTGAAATTGCAGAAAGAATTAGAATGGCAGAGGGTATGAACCCTCCAACTGAAGCTGAACTGCAAATACAACAATTCCAGCAAGAAGCTGCAATTCGAGCAACGCAACTTGAAATTGCTAAGTTAGAAGCAGAAGTACAACGACTAAATTCTGAGGCGCAGCTAAATATGGCTAAGACTCAATCAACTTCAAGTGATCCACAAATTAGAGTTGCGGATCTACAAAGCAAACTTCAAATGAAGAAAGAAGAGCTCGACTTACGTGAAAGGTTGTCAGGGATGACTAATCAAATAAGAAGTGAGCAAACACAAACAGCAGCGGCTGCAAAAATTGCAACCGCCGCCATGAAACCTACAGGAGGTAAATAAAATGGCTAAAAGTAAAAAACAAGATAAGGCAGAAGCAAAAGAAGATCTAGTTATGGAGGTTATGCCGGGGGCAGATGCAATTTCTGAAGACGAAGCAAAACCGTTTGAAGTAGATTTAAATTTTGATGAGGTTCCAGAGGAGGAAGCAGAAAATGAAGAAGTCGAACAGGAAGTTGACGCCGCTCCAGAAGAAGAAGTTGTTGCGGAAGAACCACAACCAGAAGTTGAGGAAGAAGAAACAACTGAACCAGAAGCAATTAGCGAAGAAGGAGTGGTTGAAGACAGCGAGCCAGCTCCACAACCAGATATTCCAGCAGTTGAAGGAAGCGAGCAAAACCTTGACGGACAAGAAAAAGTAAAAGCACCTATGGTGCCTAAGTCTAGACTCGATGAAGTCTTAGCAAAAAACAAAGCTATGCAGAAAAAGCTGGAAGAAGCTACGGCAGCTAAAAAAGCTGCTGCAGAAAACGCTCCTGAGTATGATTTTGATGCAAAAGAAGTCGAATATCAGGATTTAGTGCTTAATGGAGAGACTGAAAAGGCTGTAGAACTAAGAAATCAGATAAGAAATGCTGAAAAAGACCAATTTATGTTTGAAGTACAAGCAAAAATGGGCCAAACAGTGCAACAAAGTCAAGAAATGACTGAATTACAGGCTAAAGCGGCTGAAATTGAAGCTACTTACCCAATGTTAAGCGAAAATGACCCTTCTTTTGATGCTAATTTGCAAGCAGAAGTAGTTGAATTGCGAGATGCCTTTATGTCTCAAGGTTATTCACCTGCAGACGCGTTAGGAAAAGCTACGCAATACACAATTGCAGCTCAAAAACCAGAATTGTTAAACCCAACAGTTGAAAATCCAACAAAAAAGGTTGATACAGCAGTTCAAGAGAAACAACAAGCGGCTAATGTAACTAAAAAGCTAAAAGCTGCGGATGCTCAACCACCTGCAATGAGAGGTGAGAGCAAAACAGAAAAGAAAATAGATTTATCATTGTTATCAAGTGAGGAGTTTGATGCTCTTCCAGCCGAGACATTGCGCAGAATGCGTGGTGACTTTGGTTAAGGCTTGGTATAAGATATAAGAATTCGGTACTAATACGATAATTAGTGTGGGTCGTTCCACTAACAAACGTTTTCGCCTGTCACGGCGTAAAACTGATCGAGGTCATGTTCGTAAAACTATGAAAGCGTCTCCCCAACGAAAAAGGGTATACGGGTAAATAGCCGCTCCAATAAGTTGGCTAAGTATTATTTTTTTTGGAGGATAGCCCAATGGCTAACACAAACTTTAGCGCGTTGACCAGCGAACAATTAACTATCTGGTCACGTGATTTTTGGCGTGTCGCTAGGAATATGTCTTTCATTAACCAATTCGCAGGTAGCGGATCTAATGCTATGGTTCAGAGAATATCTGAACTTACTCAATCAGAAAAAGGAGCTAGAGCTGTATTAACACTTTTAGCTGACATGACTGGTGACGGTATCGTTGGAGACAACACTTTAGAGGGTAATGAAGAGACTTTAAGAGCCTATGACATTGTTGTACAACTCGATCAATTGAGATTTGCTAATAGACTTTCTGGTAGATTAGCTGATCAAAAATCAGTTGTTAATTTCCGTGAGAACTCACGTGATGCACTTGCTTACGCAATGGCAGATCGTATTGACCAATTAGCGTTCTTAACGCTTTCTGGTATTTCTTACACAATCAAAAACAGTGGTGCTTTGAGACCTGTTCTGACTTCAGGACAAAATCTTGGCGACATGGCTTTTGGTTCAGATGTAACAGCTCCAACTTCTAACAGACATAGAAGATGGGATGCTACTAGTAAACTTGTTGCTGGTGACGTAACTGCAGTTGCAGCTGCTGACACCATTACTTACGAGTGTATCGTTGCTCTTAAAGCTTATGCTAAAGACAACTACATCCGTGGAGTAAGAGGCGCAGGTGGAGATGAGGTATATCATTTATTTGTATCACCTCAAGTAATGGCTGACCTTAAACTTGATTCAGATTTCTTGGCTAACGTCAGAAATGCTGGAGTCAGAGGACCAAGCAACAGCTTGTTCTCAGGTTCTTCAAGCTTGATGGTTGACGGCATTATGGTCCATGAGTTCAGACATGTATTTAATACAGAGAATGCAACTACTGGAACATCTTCAAACGCCGGTTCTGCTGGATACAAATGGGGCGCTGACGCTGATGTCAATGGTTCTGCTTGTTTATTCTGTGGAGCTCAAGCTCTTGCTATGGCAGATATTGGTCTACCACAAATAGTTGAAGATACTTTCGACTATGGTAACCAAAATGGTATCTCCATTGGTAAAATCTTTGGTCTTAAGAAGCCTAAGTTTAACAGCGACTACAATAGTGGCGTTGAAGACTTTGGTGTTATTAGATTGGATGTTGCATACTAAGTATGTTTTTGTGGGTGGTTCTTTTTGAGCCACCCCTTTTTTAAAGGAAAATTATGAAAGGTTTATATTTAATTTTAGTTGGTCTATTTGCAACCTCATGTGCAACAGTTGGATCCGTTATAGAAGGCGGAAAAAATATTGCCATGACTACTGTAGATACAACTGTAAAAACAGCAGGCTCTATTTCAGGCGCAGCACTAAAAGATGTTAGTGGCGTTGTTAATACAGTGGCTGAAACTTACGAAGGCGTAATTGATACAGTTGTAGAAAATGTTGATAAACAAACTGATGAACTTCAACCAAAGGAAGAAGACTAGTTAGTTATTTTAGGAGTAAATTATGATAGTAATATCAGATATTGACAGGTATATTTCAACCACCTGGGGCGCATCAATCAGACTGGAAGCTGGCGTACCAAAAGAAGTTGGACATGACATAGGCCTATTGTGCTTGCAAGAGGGGTGTACAGAACACAAACCCCATTCAATTAAAGATAAAAAGCCAAGCGAACCTATTAGAGCTAGAGATGAAAAAGGACATTATATTCCTGACGATCCCTCTACACCTGATATAAACGAAGCCTATGTAGATGGTAAAGCACCCGCTAAGAAAAAACCGGCTGCTAAAAAAACTGTAAAGAAAACTGCTAAGAAATAATGGGCACATTAACGGGCGCTAATTTAATATCCAGAATTCAGGACACCCTGCAGGATACAACTGGCGTTCGATGGACTGAAGCTGAATTGCTTCGTTCTATAAATGATGCACAAAGAGAAGTAGTTAACTTTAGGCCCGAAGCCGCAGCTGATCATTCAAACGTACAATTAGTTACTGGTACAGAACAATCTATACCAGATGTAGCTTTGTCTTTAATAAAAGTAGTACGTAATATGAGTGCTACTGGCGGCAGTGCAACAGGCAAAAGAAGTATTAGACTTGTTGACGGTGAAGTTTTAAATTCTATAGAACCAAACTGGCATGATCCTACTGTTACAGGAGATGCAGCTCATGGTTCTGTTATTAAACATTATGTTTATGATGCGGATGACCCTAGAAGATTTTATGTATACCCCGGTGTTAAGTCTGGACTAAACGCATATGTTGAATTAGTAACAGCTAGAAACCCTACAGATTTAAGCGATACAAGTAGTACTATTTATATTGATGATATTTATGGTAATGCCCTTGTGGATTATGTTTTATATAGGTGTTACATGAAAGATGCAGAATTTGCAGGCAGTCAACAAAGAGCCAATACACACTATCAATTATTTGTTTCTAGTTTAAGTGGTGGAGGGCAAGCTAAAAATTTACTTGATCCAAACACTGATAAAACTAATGCTCCACAACCTGTAACGCAGGGGGTTAGATAATGGCTTCATTTGATTCTTTAGTAAAAGATGTACTTCCGTACGTACCTAATTGCCCAGATAGTTTAATTGAATCTACTTTGCGCTCTGCTTGTATTGAATTTGCAGAAAGGTCTAAAGCTTATGTATATGACTTAGACCCAATTACAAGTATTAGTGGCGTATATGAATATGAGTTTGACCAACCAAGTGGCACTGATGTACATGCAATTTTATGGATGACATATGATGGCGATGATTTAGACCCTATTAGCCCTAGAAGCTTAGAGTTAAATTATTCTGATTGGAGAAACAAAATTTCAGTACCACAAGTTTATTTACAAAAAAACCCAAGCACGTTTTGGGTAATACCAGTTCCTGGTAGTGCAGTTACTAATGGTATTCAATTAGCCGTTGCATTAAAACCTAGTAGAACCACAAGTAATATTGATACTACTTTTTCAAACAGTTATAGAGACGGTATTGTTTATGGAACTTTATATAGACTATTAAGAATACCTTCTAAAGACTGGACTGATATAAACGCATCGCGAGATTACTTAGGTTTGTTTAATCAAGAAATTGTACAAGCAGAACTTAAAGCTAGAGGCGGAGATTTAGGTGTTAAAAGAACGGTTAAATATAGAGGAGCAGGATTAAGCCCTCGTAAAAGGTATAAGAAGTATGGTTCAGAGATCGATTATTGATGGGATCTCAATTGAAGAAATTCCTCAGAGTGAAGTAAAGTATTCTTTCGAGAAAATTGAACCCCACTTAAAGAAGGTCATAAAAAAAGCGCGAGCTGACTGGATCACTTCTGATGTTTATGTAGCCTTGCGAGAAGGCGAAGCTGTTTTGTATATGTTCTACAGAGAGGATGTGTATGTAGGCTTTTTAATTGTGCAGTTCCTTAAAAACAAAAGTGGTGAGGTCACCCTACACATATGGGCAACTTACCAAAAACCGGAGTATAATTATAGAAATGTTGGTTTTACTTTTTTAGAAAAACTAGCAAGCGAATATAACGCTGTTGCTATTGAATTTGAAAGTAGCCGAGAAGGTTGGAAAAAAGAAGCTCCAACAATGGGCTTCGATTTAATTAGTTACACATTTAGAAAAGAATTATAGAGTTATGGGAAGCAGAAAAGTAAAAAAGAAAAACTTTACAACTATGACGCCCGCAGAGCGCATGGCTAAAGAAACAACCGAAAGATCCTATGCTATGTTTGAGCAGAAGTTTAACCAATCACAACAGCGATTGGGTGAAAAAGCTCAAATTGATAGAGAAGGCCAAGCGGCCGGCGCAATGAACTTAGATGCAAGAGTTGCAAATAAAGTTGCGGGGTATGATTCTGCTAAAAGTTTAGATCGAGCCGCAAATTTAGCTACTATTCAAACTCAAATTCAAGCCGCGGGAAATAACCTAGAGGAAAGAGACAAAGCCCAAAGAAATTTAGCTTTTGTAAAAAGCCAATACGAATCAGATTTAATACAAAGTGGCGGGCAAGTTAAAACTGCTCAACAAGAAGCTAGTAAAAGTTTAACCAGCGCTGTTGCAAAAGATAGCATAGCAGAAGCTAGATCTGGTGTTGGAAGGTCATTTATTAAAGGGTTAGTTGCGGGCCAGGCAAAAAAAGCAGGGGTTGATGTAGATACCAACGAAAGTACATATTATGACAAAGATGGTAATCCATTAACACCAACACAGTTTCAGCAACGAGTTTCTAGTAATCAACCTTACTACCAAAAAGAACAAAATAAGACATTTGGCTTTAATACAGGAGACCCTATTTATAGTGCTGTTAACCCTTTATCTACTCTTTCAAGACTAGACCCAAGTCAAACGCTTGAAATTTCAGAAGTTGACGGTAAAACTCGTACTCCCGGATCGTAATAATGGCTAACTTAAGTAATTTACAATATA